TGCAATGGTTTGCCAATTCGGCTTCATTTTGTTTAACACTGCCATTAGTACAGAAAATGCCGCAGCGACAGTGCCTAGCGTTACCGCTAAAAGGCCTGCTACATCGCCCAGGCTTAATCCGCTTTCAGAAAATGCAGTTATTAAGCCGGAGAGGCTGTCAATGACAAGCGCCATTCCGCCAAGAATTGCGATTATCTCCGCCGCCTTACCAAGTTTATCAAAGAAGCCGGCGAATATGGATGTGGTAGATGCCCCTGCTTTTCCGATACTGGTCAACCAATTAAGTAGCCATTTTACAAGTACAAAAGCCCCAAACGCCGCAACGACAAGCCCTATTGCAGTCTTCAGATCGCTAAACACTGTAATTAAAGGCTCGAACACTTCTTTTAGTTCTTTTCCTTTTTCTATTCCGTTTTGAAAAGATGTTGTATCTACTTCAAAGCTGGGGGTCGTTATTCCTTCAAGGGATGCTGTTCCTATCCCTCCACTACCGCTAGCACTTTCCGCATTCTCTGTGTCTCCGGAATTGAGGATATTTAATTCATCAAATCCGGCAGTAGCCTTTTTCTGTTCTTTTGCGGTTTCTTTGACTGCGTCGGTTAGATCTTTCTGGTTTTGGACCGAGCCGCTAATATTGTCAGATTGCTTAACGGTTTCAGTAGCGATCCCAAACAGACCATGCAGAACACCATTCAGGTATGTCAGCGCCTTTGTTGCCCACTCCATAACAGGCATGAGCACCGTGTTTACAACCTGTCCCCAGGTGTTTTGGAAATCCTCATAAGCCGCCTTAAATCTTGCTCTTGTCAACGAAGAAGTGTTTGCAACCTCGTCACCATATTTAGAGGTAGCTTGTTCCAGGATCGCCATCGTTCTTATTTGCGACTGCGCGTAGGCATCCAGCTGTTCCCAGCTTTTCCCGTTTGCCATTTTTTTGAAGGCTTCTGTCATTTCGATTGTTTTCACGTTAACAAAAATGCCCAGATCTTCGACCGCCTCTGTGTTGCCCAACAAACCAGACCGAATGCGCTCCTGCACATCTTCCATTGTCCTACCGGTTTTGCTTGCAACAACAGCCGTCGCTTTTAAGTATTGGGTTGTTAGGGCAGCATTGGTCTGCTGGTCTGCCCATGTGCTAAACAGATTGCCATAAACCGCAGCGAAGGACGCTGCTGAGGCCTTTGACATACCCAGCGCATTTGCGCTTGTGTCAATGAATTTTCCGACCGCCTGGCTTGCTTCGCCGTAAATATCAATTAAGCGCTGCGTGCTAGCCTCTGTCTGCGTCGCCATCTGGCCGGCGGCATTACTCCATTTCATTAATGCGCCAACGCTGAAGGTAATGCCCATCTGTACAGCGAGCTTTTTCAGTGCGGTCCCCATTGAGCTAAACGCCGTGTTTGCGGACGAACAGCTTTTCTTTATTTTACTTGTACCTTTTTCTATTCCTGATGTGTCTAATTTAGTAGAAAGTACTATTTTGCCGTCGGTTCCTGCCATATTGCCCCTCCTTTCTACTCAAAGAGTGCAAGGAGATCCTTTTCCTCTTTGGTATATTTTGTGGGGAGTATAACCGTGTCACGGTTTTCGGACAAAAACTCTTGCTCCCACTTCTCAAGTTTTTTCCCTTTTCGCAGTTTTTGGCGGATGGAGACAACCGTTGCGAAACTACATTCGCCGATCTCCATATAGCCGCCTAAAAAACTCCACCAATGCGTATACTTGTCAGGCGTTCGAATATCATAGCCTAATATCCGGCTGACTGGCGGAGCAATATGCCTAAAGTCCTGCTCCCAATCCATCAGCTTAGGTCTTGCTTGGTCTGCCCGTTCTTCTTCGCCGTAATTAATGATCTTGAACATTTCTTTTATTGCTGCTTCGACATTTTCCATCCCGGTCATATCCTCATAGAATATAATCAGAGCACACTGGATTCTGTTTTCTATTTCGAGGTCTTCGTCGTTAAGGGCTGCAATCACGTCCAGGATCATCCTGTAATCGCATTGGTTGCGAATCGCATATCTTTTTCCGTCTATTTCAACGGACACCGGCAGGTCCCAAGTCATTTGGGATACTTAGCTGTATGCTTGCTCATTTTTGCCGCCACAGAAGCATTCGCCTTTTTTATGTGCTTCTCGATCTCCGGCTGAATAGCCTCCACAAATTGAACGATAAAATAATTTCCGTTCACAATTGCAAACGGCGAGCAGTGCTTAAATACAACCTCCGAAATGTTGCCTCCAAATGCCGTATCAATTTCTTCATATATGGCGCACTGAAATTTTCTAAAGGCTTCGATAACCTCAGTGCTTTCGCCTTGCTGAACCATTCCGTCCAACCCAAGATCCACGTCTTGCAATTCTGCCGCTCTCGATTCCAGTTTCTTCTGAAAATCCTTCAGCCGAACCATCAAATTGGGGTCGTTCGGATTGAAATAAATGCTTTGCTTATCCCCGTTGTCAAATTCGATGGGGAACTCTACTTTACCGGTGTTAAGTTTCATAGTTATCCTCCAAATTCTCAAAACCCTCCCGCTAACTCAGTCAGCGGGAGGGCGTTCTTGGGTGTTTTACTGTGCAGCAGTCCCTGCAGTAAAAGTAGGCACGCCATTAGCGATGCTTACCGTGCCCTTCTCGGAATCATTGGAATACATGATTTCGATGGGCATATCCACATAAGCACTACCACCAATGGACGTAATATTGATCGTGCAATTTTTCTGTACCTCTGCATCAAAGGTTGTACCTTCACCTACATAGGCATACACGATCAGCACATCAAACTTGGACAGAAGCTCCGGGGTCTTATTCTGCCAAATACTGTGCAGTTTAAAGTTAAGCTTAGAGCCACCCTTCACCGTATTAGGATCGAGGCTCTGATTCGGCTCCCATTTCGTAACGGAAGTGGAAGTAATGCCCAGGATATCCGTTACTGTTTCAGTATTGGGGTTCAGCTCGATGGCACTTTCTTCCACGCCGCTGCCAACCAGCTCCCATTCAGGAACTTCTGCATCAGCAACATTCACAAAGGTCATCAGAAGCTTTCTGGCTGCTTTGACGCCTGCACCCACATTAAAGTCTTTTGCCATGTTAATTCACCTCATATTTTTTAGAAAAGTTTACGGAAAGCTGCACCATATAAATGGCTACGCCTTCCTCGTTCACTCCATAAATGGAGCCATTCTGCGCTTTGATCTGCTCAGTATCCGGCTCGTCGCCGAATATAGGCGCCAATCGCAGTATGCTTTGCTCCTGCGCCCACTCCTGCAATGCCATGAGCCAGTCCGCATTTTCCGTGGAGCCTTCGTCATCATCGGCAGCCTTTTGGAACGTGTAGTACAGTCCAAAGTTGTACTGATTCTCCACAACTATGTTTCCGAGAATATCTTCTTTCCGGGAAATCTCGACCAAGCCGGAAGGTGCTATGCTGCCGTTATCCGGCTGTGAGGAATAGTAATCCACTTGCAAAGATTGCAATCGATTGTTGCCGGGGAATGTGGATAACCACTTGCGGATTCTGTCAAGTGCTGTCACGTTTTACCTCCTGTTCAAATAACGTTGGAGATCAGCAGCCATTGCCTTGCCCTCCGCCGCTGATAGCGCCCTATCCCATCGGGGGCCCGCATGAGGGTTTTTGTTCCGGTTGTACTGCAGATCTCGATCTGTCAGAACCTTTACGCTACCCTTTCGGGATCGCCAGCCCTCCGAAGTCATAAATCCAGCCGCATTGATTTGCGGATCGATCATAACCTTGCCATAGAATAGATACTTAGCATACGGTGTATCAGTGATTATGTACGGGCGGGAAATATCCGTCTGCGCCACAGTGATTTTATAGGTCATACCCGACACAAATGGCATATACCGCTTTATGCGTTTCAACACATTGGCGGTATGAAACCTTTGGGCATCTCCGTTGGCGTCCAACCCCTTATCCTTCAGAATCTGCCCTACACTGTTCATTTCCAGATAAGCGATCGTGCCGTCAGGTAAGCGATAAAGCTCTGTCTTGCTTCTCATCCTCCAGCCTCCGTATGCACGATCTGTCCTTGCCAGTACTTGCAGTCCACATAATCGACCACAACCAAACCTTGGACTTTAGATGGGATGAACGCTGCCCAGGCTTTGCTGTCGGCAATTACCGGACCAACACCCCGCAGCACCTTGTCCCCCACAAAAACCGCCTGCACAGATCCTGGGACGATCAGAAGGAAAGAATTTGATTCCCTACTCCCAGTCTTGTCCACGGTCAGGTTCTTGCGTTCATCCAGATAGGCATTGGTATATACCTTTTTGGTATACTGTTCGCCGTCCTTGTGATACACGGTCACAGTCTGATCGCATAGCCGATAATCTACCGGGCAGGTGTTTCTGCGCGCAAGCATCAGCACACCCCCCGATAGATCTCCAGATACAGACAGGCGCAGTTGTACAGCTCTTTTTCCTGCCCCTTAGGGCTCAGGTCTACGCCGCTTGCCGCGTTGCCGTAGCTGACGGACACAGACCCGATGGAAGCTGATTGCACCGTTCCTGCGCCGTTCTGCGACGCCGCAAAATAGTCCAGGGCTTCAGCCATAGCGCACACAGCCATAGCCTCGGAGTTTTCGTCCGGGGCTATGACTTTGTATTTGCGCTTGTACTGATTCAGCTTTGCCCGGGCATTTCTTTCCAGCGCAGGCCAAGCATCCAGCGAAACAGAGCTGCCCTTGTAAGATTCTTTGTAGAAGAAATACTCAACCATAAGGCCGCTCCTTTCTCAGCTCTTAGACGCCGATGGCGATGTCCTTCAGGACGGCCGCCTTCAGGGTGTTCTTCAGTGCCACACCTGCAACCAGCTCCACCTCACCGGTCTTTACTGCGCCGGGGGCGGTCAGATCAGGCATATAGGAGCTGATAACACCGGTACCAGTGGGAGAAATGCCATGGAAGCCGTCCAGACCCAGAGCCACAGCATAGATAGCGGTCTTGCCGCCCTCAGTGGCTACCACGTCAACAGTTTCGTTGCCGTTGTAGTACTTGCCCATGTCCACCATGGGGACACCTGCGTAGGTCTCCACGGTTCTGCCAAAGTCATCCTTGCTGCGCTCGTAGTAACCGGCACGGCGGGCAATGGAACGCAGCTTGATCAGCATAGCCCGGTTCATCAGCAGCATGGAGGCATTGCCATCCAGAGAGCTGACCAGCGCATCCATCTCATCCAGGAATGCGTTGTAGTTCTCATCCAGCTCCGCGGAGGTGGTCAGGCTGACCTGGCTGGTGATCTCGTTCTCGGTGCCGGACAGCAGCTTCTTCAGACCATCGAAACTGCCCGCATCCACAGTGCCGTTGATCACCGTGTTGTGGAAGTGGTTGGCGGTAGCCTTGATCTTCTGCTCTACCTGGAATGCCAGCTCATCGACCGCGCCGGCAGTGTTCTGCAGCACACGGTCCACCTGGAAGGAGCCGCCCATGATGATGGCGTTGGTGGTCTTCTTCTCCCGTTTTGCTTCGCCGGGGGTGTACTCGGCATTGATGGTACGGACCGCCGCGGTGGAGGGGGTCT